GCTGTTGTAAATGGATATACTGTTGAAGATCCTACTACAGAAATTTGGTCTCTGCCTTGCGCATTTGCAACGTGAGAAATTAGGATCAAACCGAAAACGAAAAGAACTGCGAGTTTAGACTTCATAAACTGACTCCTTGTTATTACACTATCTGCCGTTTATTTAAAACGGGAATGTCCAGATTTTGGGGGTGTAATAAAAATTTAATTTTTGTGGTAGTTTTTAACCATCCCAGCAGCCTTTTCGATATACTTCACTGGCGACTCTATGAATATTTGTGGCTTGGTTTCAGATTCAACACATATTCCAATCATAATCTTTTTGACGGGAATACCAGTCATTTCCCAAAACATGTAGGAATAAAGTGATGCTTGGAGGAAATAACTCTCAATCCACTCTTTCTTTTTTGTTTTGTCTGAAGTTTTGAAGTCGATAATAGAAATTTCATCATCATATTCGGCGATCAAGTCAACGCGACCTGCAACCTTTAATTTGTGAGACACTAGTGGTGACTCAACGCAATAAATGTTATCAACCTTATTATCAAGCACTTCCTTCATTTGATTGAATAACATTTTAGTGGTCGGCATTTCCTCACTGAAGTTTACATCCTCATTGAGAACATATTTTTCACAGGCAAGGTGGAGTGCTTTTCCTCTTGATGCGGCACGCCTTGATATTTTATTTGCCTCAGCCTCACCTACACGCTTGCGCCATTCAAACAATGAAGTCTTGTCTGTCATAGAATCAAGCACTGTAGTTACTGATGGATAAGCATCGCCACTTTCCATTACATAGTAGCGTTTGCCATTCTTACTGATTGTGTTTAGGTCTGGAAAATCAAGCAGTTTGTGTGTAAAGTTTTTACGCTTGAAGACCGAGTTTTTCTCTTGCAATGATGTACTCTTTTACCAATTTTGATCTGACAATATCTTTTTCTTGAAAATCAATATGCTCAAAGTCAGATAATTTGTTTATAATTTTAATGAAGTCTTGTAAGCCATTTCGTTCTTGATCACGTGTTAAATCAGACTGTCGAAAGTCCCCACAAAACATCACTCTACAGTTTTTGCCGATGCGAGTTATAACTGAATCAAGTTCATGAAAAGTCATGTTGTTGATTTCATCTACAATCACATAGCAATCATTCAACGTTGTCCCACGAATAAACGACGTGGACATAAATTCAATTGCACCCCTTTGCTTCAAAACTTCATAAGCATCACCACGCTTGTATAGTTCTGAACAAATTGCCATGTATGGTGCTTCATACACTTTCATTTTTTCTTTTTGATTGCCAGGTAGAAATCCCATATCGCGAGTGGGAACTACGCTTCTGACAATGTATATTTTATTTTGGACAGAGGCTCCATCCATCAGCTGTTTTAAAGCAAGATACAGTGAGACAAAAGTCTTTCCTGTTCCTGCCATACCGTGCAACATTAAGTGTTTTTGTTGTTCAAACGCTTCAAATGTTTTTCTTTGGTTTTCGGTTATCGGCTGTATGTTTGCTAGTTTAAAGTTCGGTGAGGTAAATGTTGGTTTATTGCTTTCATCCAGTTCGCCATTTTGTTTCAGTATTCTTTTTTCTCTTTTTGTTAATCTTTTTGTAGTTGACACTGATAATCCTAAAATGTGTTGATGTTGGAGCCTCTGTGCTTTGATTTAATCTTTTTCAAAACATCCCTAAAACCAGCGGCTGGTTTCGTTTTTGTACCCTTATAACTCATTGCTGGAGCAGAATCAATGATCTGCTGAATGTTTGGGTCTTTAACTAATTCATCCCTCGCGGAGATTGAAATAGTGTCTTCCCAAACCTTTCCAGTCTTTAAATTTTTAAAGGTATACGTTGGCATGTTTTATTTATAATGATCATCGTAAAAATCGTCATAATCATCATCAAGACGTTGAAGCAAGTCAATGTCATTAGTCCTCAAAGCATTACGCAATTTCTTTTCCTTACGCTTTTGCTTCCTGTCTTCATATGATTCATAACCACGTTCTTCGTCCTCATAAGACTCAAAACGTTTATCTCTTTTACTCATCTTCGATTAACCTCGGGAATGCTAGATTTACTACTTTTTTGGTGATGCCCTTTGGGAGTTTTTTATCCTTCGCGGCAATGATGAGTTCTGCATCTTTTGGATTCAGCGACTCAAGCATATTGATGAAGAGCATTTCGCGTCTGAACTTCGTCAAACCGTCATTGCCCCCCTCTACAAACAAATAAAGACGTCTTGCTTCTGAATAAAGCATACCCTCAATATCAAGAGCCTCACAAGGCTTGTAAGGAGGTGCACCCTCAGGCAATGCCCACTTGATCGTTGAATCGAGGGCGAACTTTAAAACAGTTTGAAGCGCAGTGCTATCATGTTGTTGTAAATAGGCAGCACGCTCTTCAATCTTTTTCAAATTGGCTGCGTTTTCGATAATAGTCGATATTGGTAATTTTCTTGCCATGTTAAAACTCATTAATGTTTTCCAATAGATGTTTCAGTTTTTTCTCAACAAAATAGTTGAACAAATGTTGACGGTTCTTATTTGACTGACTATCATATTGTTCAATCACCCTGCTCTTAACTTCAGGGGGAGTAAAATTCAAGTCAATCAATTGTTGATTACGGTTGTAGTTGCGGAGCATACCTTCATCACAAAACTCTTCTGGCTTTTGGTTAACCCAAAGGTCTAGTTTCTTTTGGCTCAGTGGCTTTTGACGACCGCCAACTACAAAGCAGTTGTCAGCACTGAGGAAGTTTGGGACACCGTCACCTGCATCGCCTCGCATAATTTGTTCCTTCACAAAACGTGATGGGTCATTATGCTCAACAAACTTTTTACGAACTGGGTCATATTGCTTGACGTTCATGTAAGTCTGTAGTTGAACGAAATCTTTGTCGCCAGATAGGATCAAGATTTTTTCGTGAGTGTTACCAAACTTTTCTACAAGTGTGCCGATTACATCATCTGCTTCCGCGCCATCGGCTTGAATAACACGATACGGGAAGTAGAGTTTCAACTCTTCACGTATCTTATTTAGACTTTCAAAAACCACATTCCAATCAATTTCAGAAGCCTCTCGGGACTTTCTGCGATTCGCCTTGTAGTAAGGGTAGACCTCACGACGCCAGTAGTGGCGATCATCACAGGCAATGACAACCTCACCATATTCATTTTTGAACTTCTTAATGTATGAACGGATACAGTTGAGAATCATATGCCGTAGCAAATCCTCTTCAACCTTTACGTTGGTGTGATTACCAATTTGCGACATAAAAGTCGAAATCATAACCTGATTCAAGTCAATGATCATCATAAAATTAAAATCACTCCTGCTCTTCGTTCTCTTCCAACTCAGTAAACATTTCTGGAGAGAAACTATAGGTCACACCAGTATCATCTTCATTATATATGAAAAACTGTTCAGCAATATCATGAAATGGATGATGTATTTTCATCATTTTGTGCATATGAGCGCGTATACATTCAATGAACATTGCATTTAACGTTTGTTGATCTGGGTGTGTTATATCAACGCCAACAGTGGACAAAATGTTAAGCATTTGAGGGGCAATTTCTTGAATTGTATTTTCAGCATGCTCAAGTCTAATCTTTTCAATTTTGTCTACAATTTCGTCTAACGTTTGTGGTGGGGCGTCTTCTTTCTTGCCCTTTGGAAACATTATGACATTATTTTTATTCATTTGTTAACCTTTAACAAAATCGTTTGGTCGTTGATTCTGCCATTGGGTTTTATCGACTTTGTTGATAGGTTTGATAACAATTTTCTTTGTACAATTTTACCACCAGCAAGCAGAGCCTTAATTGTTTCCTCTGGCTTTCTGAGAGTTTTTGTTTCTGAAGTCTCAACATCAAACCCAACAAGTGTCGTTCCCTTGACAGAAAGTCCACTGCGACCGCTGCTGTAATATACAGTCAACTGTTTGTATTTAGTGTTGTAGACCCATAGGGATTCAGAACCGACAATATCAACTGGGTTGACACTGACCAACTTCAACTCTGTAAAGTTTTTCTGATACTTTAAATTCTTAACAAGATCAGTTGCGAGTTTTTCCTTCTTGGCTCTCGGTTTTCTGACCTTTGACCCACGCTTGTTTCCAATGTAACGATCACAATCATACACCAACTGGGTATAAAAGTCAAGCCACATTTTCAGTTTCTTACCATAAGCCTCGGCAATTTGCGGGTCATCACCCTTCAAAAAGTTCAAGTGCTTTTCAAAATGCGCCTTGATCATATTGGCGACTTGAGGCGAAATTTGGTTTTTGGTCAGGTAGTTGTAGGTGTCGAATGACCCACCCTTCATGACCACGTCAATCTCACTATCAATTTCGCCAATGCGTTTGTCAGCGTTTTCTTTCACGCGCACCTGAATATCAACAACCTTTTTCTCTGCCTTAACCACTGATGGCTTTGCGGCAGCAGCGTTGTCATTAATCTTTCGGTGAAAATACTCCATCAATTGGTCGCCAAACCTTGTGCCATTGAGCATCATTTTTGCCATCCAACAAATGGTTGTTGGCGTGCGCCAGTTTGGGGCTGTTCTAATAGACTC